GTTGTGTTGTGAGATTAGTAGTGCTTGTAACTCCAAGAGTCGTAATTCCAGAAACATTTAGTTGTTGTGTTGTGAGATTAGTAGTGCTTGTAACTCCAAGAGTCGTAATTCCAGAAACACGCAAGTTTCCACCACCAGTTGCAAACACACCAGTATTACCAGATCCTACATTAAGATTATTTGATACTGAAGCAGTACTAATTGAAATTGTATCTCCAGCAACAGAACCACTAATACTAATATTATAATTTCCAGATAGTCTATCTGCACTTATTGTCCCAGTTGTAATATTAGCAGCATTCGATAAATTATTTGCAGTTGTTGCTGTTCCAGCAAAAGTTGGGGCAGTAATCGTTCCAGAAGACTTAACTGTTCCTTGAATGTCTAATGTTGCAGTTGGAAATGTACTGTTAATGCCTACTTTACCACCTATATCGGCAGTAAAAACAGTTCCACCAACTCCAACTTGTAAACCGTTTTTAACTCTAAAATCTTGATTCGTCAAGGTTCACTATCCCCTTTGATGAAATGCTTTTTTATTATTTATCAGTAAGTCTTATTTGCAGTAAAGTTTACAACATAATTTGTTGTTGTTGCAGTTGATGTGGTTGCACGTAAACGAATATAACCACCAGAAACATCAGAAGTATATGATGCAACTGAAGAATTATTAAATACAGTTCCATACTCTGTCATGTAAGCAGTTGTTCCAGAAGAAACAACTATAATTTTAGTAAAGTGATAGTTAGTTCCTTGAGTTGCCTGTACAGAGTATTCTACAGAACGATAGATAGATGCGGATAATTGATCATAAAGAGTAATTGTAGATGTAGTATTTCCAGTGCCAGTAATGGTATTGGAATAAGACATTGTATTTGCAAAACCAGCATTTGCAGTTACAATATTCGTAACAGTTACATTATCAGGAAGTCCAACAGTAATGCTGTTACCAGAACCTACTGCAGTAATTTCATTTGGGGTTCCAGCAATCGTTAATGTCTCACTATCCAGATCAATTGAAAGTGCTCCACCACTATCACCTTGAACACTTAATGCTTGAGCAGTAATCTGAGCATCCACATAAGTCTTAATTGCCTTTGCAGAAGCAAGAGTATCATCAGATCCAGACACTGAATTTAAATCAGTATCAACAGAAGTAATTGCAGCAGAAGTTCCAATGACTAGTTGAGCAAGAGTTGTGATTCCTGTTACTCTCAAATTACCATCAGCAGTTGCTCTTACAAAAGTTGTTGCAGATCCAATTGGACCAACTACAAGATTGTTTGTAACTGTTGCAGTAGAAACTGATATTGTATCTCCAGCAACGGAACCACTGATACTAATATCATATAGACCACTTAATCTTGCAGATGGGACTACCCCTGAAGAAAGATTAGAAGCATTTAAGTTTGATAAACCAGAACCATCTCCATAATAAGTAACAACTCCTGAACTTGCAGTAATAATTCCAGACGAAATCTTAACAGTACCTAAAGTAGAAATATTAGAAACATATATATTTCCTCTAACATCTAGTTTTTCAGTTGGAGAAGTTGTTCCAATACCAACTCTAGATGTGTCATAATCAAAATTAAATTCATTTGATCCACCAAGAATACCAGCAGCATTATGAAACTGAACATTTTTCTTACTTCCACCACCAGTTGAGACTCCTGCGGTTGGAACATTTCCCCAAACCCATCCACCTAAACCATCAGAAAGAGGAACTTGCTGATTAGAACCAGAGGAATTTGTGTTGTCGTATAGACCACCACGAATTCTTGCATCACCTGCAACATCAAGAAGTTGTGATGGAACACTTACACCAATACCAACATTATCTGTAATATTGTAAATGTTTCCAACTTCATCACCATTCCAATAGTCAAGAATTGCTCTGGTTGAAACACTATCAGTACTAAATGCTACTACCTGTAAAGTGTCTCCAGAAGAGGCAGAAACATTTAAAACTATTGATGTTCCACTTGTTCCTACATAATCAGTACTTGCAAGTTTTACACCGTTCAGGAAAACATCAACTAGTCCTGGGGTATATGTAACATTGAAGTTTGTTTGTCCAGCACCTGCAGTAATTTCTGTCGATTGTCTCAGTGCAGAATTAGTAACCCAATCAAGGTTTCCATTTCCATCCGTTTTTAAAACTGCACCATTTACACCATCATAATCTGGGAAAGTATATTCACTAGAACCAGTTCCTACAGTTAAATATCTTGTTGATGTATAACCAGTTGCATGAACACTACCAATAATGTCAAGTGTATAAGATGGAAGAGTTGTTCCAACACCAACCCTATTTCCAGAAGCATCAACAAATAGAGTTCCATTATCAAAATTGGCATTTCCACCAGTGACTGCAATTCCTGCCTTTATATCAACTGGATTGTTTATGAACGTGGCAATACCAGAAACATAAAGATTAGTAGTTGCTACACTAACAAAATTACCCTGTTCGGAAGTTATACTATCTTCTACATTAGATCCATTAACAATTAGTGTTCCACCAATATTAACATTTCCTCGAACATCTACGATATATCCAGATAGTGGTGTAAACGCAGTTGTTCCAATGCCAATGGCAGAAGTTCCATCAAGAAGAACTGTAATATCATCTCTGAATGTAGATCCAGAACTTACATGTAATGTTTGAGTTGTTGTAAGACCAGAAACATTCAATCTCCCTGTAGTAGAAGCAACAGAAACATTAAGAGTATCAAGTTCAGTATGTCCAATAACATCCAATTTAGCGGTTGGATTTGTAGTTCCTATACCAACATTAGTATTCGATGTTACAACAAATGTCTGACCAACTTGGAATTGTTGAACTGGATTTGCAGTTCCTACACCAAGATTATTTTCAAGATATACAAACGATCCAACCGTCTGTATTTGATTACCCATCAGAACATCATTGTCTGACTGATAATAAAGAACTATTGGTGTAGTTTTAGTAACTACAATTTCCGTATATGCACCAGAATTTCCTGGAGTTCCACTAGATGTTACTCCACCAGTATATTCTTGATTTTTATTTGCATCAAGATAGAATCTTAAACGATGGTTTGTGTTTGAAGCATCAGACTGATCGAACCTATATGTTTTTCCAGGAATAAACTGAAGATATGGTGATTCATCTCCATCAAAATAATATCCAAGGGCAGAACCACTTCCACTATATTTGTGATTTGAAGTTTTATTCTCTGAAGTTACAGTAATTGATGTGTGAGTATTTCTATGTAATTCTCCAAAATATTGAGAAGCAACTTGTTTTGAAGTTAAGCTTCCGGTTAGTGTTCCATTTCTTGCGGTAAACTCATCAAATACTAAATCATCTTTAACATACAAATCACCACCAATATATAAATCACCACCAGTTGTTGTAATACCACCATTCGAAGCAAGAGTTGTAACACCAGCAACACTGAATTGGTTAGCAAAGAGTGTAGAAGTATTGGTTGCGATACCAGCAAAGGTTGATGGTCCTACAACACTTAATTGATTAGCGAAGAGTGTAGACTGGAATGTGCTAATACCTATATGAGTGGAGACTCCAGCAACACTCAACTGGTTAGCAAAGAGAGTAGAATTATTGGTTGTGATACCAACAAAGGTTGATGGTCCTACAACACTTAGTTGGTTAGCAAAGAGTGATGATGTGCTAGTAGTAATACCAGAGAATGTAGAAACACCAGAGACACTTAGTTGGTTAGCAAAGAGTGATGATGTGCTAGTAGTAATGCCAGAGAATGTAGAAATACCTGATACGTTCAGTTGTTGTGATGTTAAATTAGTAGTACTTGTAATTCCAAGAGTACTAATACCAGTAACTTGCAAATCAGTAAAGGTATTAGGAGCATTTTGAATTGCTGCCTCAATTGTTGCTGTTGTAGTGGCATCAAGAGAAGAGATATTCTGCAATTGTCTTGCAGAACTAATAACCTGTGTTGCTCCAATATTAAATGATCCAAATGTAGCGATACCAGATGCATTAACTTGTTGTACAGTTAAATTAGTTACACTTGCAACTCCAAGAGTAGTAATACCTGAAACATTTAATTGAGTAACTGAGGCAATGCCACCTATAACATTTGTAGATATTCCAGCATTGGTTGCATAAGTTGCATTACCATTAATATCAATATTATAAGTTCCAGATAATCTAGCACTATTAATGGTTCCAGTGGTAATGTTTGCTGCATCACTTAAATTAAATGCTGTTGTAGCAAAGGATGCTGTTGATGCTGTACCAGTTAAGTTAGCAGTAATTGTTCCTGCACTAAAGTTTCCAGAAGCATCCCGAGCAACAATTGTGCTTGGGGTATTATTACTGGTTGCATTACTGGTGACAGTAAAGGTTGTAGCACCAGAATTATTATAAATTGTAGAACCAGAAAGACCAGTCCCAGAAGTATTCAGTGTAAGAGTATTTGCAAGAGTTCCTGTGATAATACCAGAAGCGTTGATATTTCTTACAACTGCTAAATCATTCTCAGTGAATTGAACTGAACCAGCAGCAAGTCTGGTTCCTGATGGGAATTGAGTGCTGCCAATACCAATCGCATAATTACTCAACCAAGCGTCAGTATTCAGTCCAGCAAAAGCACCCGCTTTGAACCACATAATTTTCTTATATGTGGCAGGGGTTGTCTCAATACCAGCAATAAAAAGTTGAACTAACGGATTTCCTTCTGTGGACGCAACAGCAATACCACCATGATTTGCGGTAGTATCATTTGAAATATCTTGTCCAGAACCATTAGTGGTAAAACCAAGAACAATATCACCATCTTTAACTCTAAAATCATTTACAATAATATAAGCACTCGTTCCACCAATTGTAATATTACCATTAACATTTAAATTATTATTGACTTGTAGGTCATTTCCAATCGTTACATTTCCACCAATGGTTGGATTTGCAGAAAAAGCAACAACAGGAGTTGAACCTTCGCCAGTTCCTCCAGTTACGTCAATTTGACCTACAGTTCCAGAAATACTCTTTACATAATCACCAAAGGTATCAGTGCCAAGACCAACACTATTAGGTTGAATAGTTGCTGCTAATGATACATTACCAGTTCCATCAAAACTGATTGCAGATGCTACAACGTCTCCAGTAATTTCAAAAGTTCTTGGAGTAACTAATTGAGTTGCAGATGCTGCAATACCAGTTAAGTTGCCTACAAAACCACCAAGAGAAGTTGTAACTCCTAAGATATAAGCATTCTTGCCAATGCGAGCATCATTCTCAAAGGTAATATCAGTTCCAGCAAACCCAATTACCTTATAACCACTAGCATTGTTAATTTGACTTGCACCAATAGTTCCTTGGAATGCTACATTTCCAGTGCCATCATAAATGTAGAAAGCATTGGTGCCATTTGGTGACTGAATATATCCACTTGAAGGTCTAAAGGTAGAACCAGTTACAATACCAGAAGAATTAATACTCTGTGCTGTTAAGCGTGTTACTGTTGTAACTCCAAGAGTAGTAATGCCAGTTACGTTTGCATTCCTTGCAGTAAATTCATCAAATCTTAAATCATCTGCAATGTATAAATCACCACCAACATATAAGTCTCCACCAGTTGTAGTAATTCCACCATTTGCAGCGAGAGTAGAAATACCCGAAACATAAAGTTGTGCAAAAGAAGATGCTGCACTTACATTAAGATTTGAAGCAGTAATAACACCAGTAAAATATCCATCACCAACAACATACAATTTTGATGTCGGTACAGTTGTGCCTATACCAACATTATTATTCAAATTAATTCTTATTGCATCTTCACCATTTGCACCAAGACCAAGTTGAACAGATCCAGCAGCACGAATATTAGAAACTAAATTTGAGTGACTAAAGATTAAGTCACCCTGCCCACCACTTACAAAACGAACACCTCCACCATTACCATTACCATCAACTTCTAACTTATAAAATGTACTAATACCAGATGGACCAAGACCAATTGCAACTCTACCATCCGTCGTAACTGCAAAAGGTGTGGTATCTGGATTTGCACTATCTTCTACAATTAAAGCAGGACCAGTACCAATTTGACTAATTCTAACAAGTTCCCCAGAACTTTCACCACTAAAAACAGCAGATCCAATAACCTCTAGAGAAGTTAAATTCTCACTATAAGAGGATAAACCAACCTTAAGATTTTTCTGTCTGCCGCTGACGTATTTTGCCATTTTAGTTAAGTGTTTCTAGAATGCTTCCTAAAAATTTAATATCAGTTCCACTACTTGCAGATAATACAAGAACATCACCGGACTCAAGAACTAATTTACCTGCAAGAAGATTTGCAGTATCACTTGCCGATATTGGATAATTTTTTAAAATTTCTGTAGTCACTGCAATTCCTGCAACTGACCTTTTATGAGAAAAAGAAATTGTTTGAGTATTATTTCCAATATTTGCTGCCTGTGCTAAAAGGACAACTCCGGTATATCCAACTGGTGCGGTGTAGATTCCAACTGGACTTGTTGGAGCAATTTTAGTAACTGTTTTAAATACGTTAAGTGCTAATGCCATTCTTTTATTCTCCTCCTAGTGCGAGTATAAATGGTGTCATTGTTGAAAACAAACTCTTAGAATAAAATCTACCTGAAATTGTCCCAGTTTGTTGATTAATTTGCACACCATCACCAATTCTAAAGTTACCTGACTGATCCGTGCTTGTAAAAACAACTAGACCACCATTTCTCATATCAATTTCATTATCTTGAATTGGAACACCACCCTGAGTAGGAAGAGCAGCATTAATATTTGTACCAGAACCAATATATTCAAAAGAATGTCCAGATGCCAATACTCTACTTTGTTTAAAGAATGGCACTGTTAATCCAACACCAACAGCATAAGGAACATTCTCAGTCACAGTAATTGTACAAATTCCAGAAGAAACTGGAGTAGAACTTAAGATTGAATAATAAGTTGGAAGTAATTCTAAAGTAACTGTTGCTGTATTTATCCCAACATCAGGTGATGAAATAGTAATATTCGGTGTTGTTGTATATCCCCTTCCACTTGAAACAATTTCAACAGAAGTCACAGAACCATTCACAACTTCTGCAACTGCTGTTGCCTGAACTCCCCAATCAGTTAATGGAGAATCAATCGTAATAATTGGTGTATTTGTATATCCAGTGCCTCCAGACCCAACTATAATCTTATTAACAGTGTAATATAAATTATCAAAATAAACAACCTGACCATCAAAAGGTCTTACGACATTAATTTTAACAGTTCCACCAGAAACATAAGTATGAGGAAGAGTTGATGGACCAACATTAACTACAAGTTGATTTGCTGCTGGAACTGACTGAACTTCAAACACATAACCAAAATTTCCACTTGGATATGTTACAATACCAGGACCAGAAGGACAGGTAAATCCAAGACCTGCAATCGTCACTCCCATTCCAACACTGAAGTTATGATTTGCTGAAGTCGTAATTGTTGTTACACCACTGACATTATCATAAACTGCATTCGATACGTTATAAGTTGACACGTTCAAATCTAAAACAAAAGTATCACTATTTGCTTCCGCAGATACGGTCACAATCCCCGTGTACTTTCTGAATCCAATACCATCGGCAACAAGACCATAATTACCGAATGATGCGTTGGAGTTTGTTAAGTCACAGGCACCACCAGATCCACAGAAGACGGCAGTGTCTGGACAGATTGTAAAGAGTGAAACTAACTGTGCATATCCTTCATTTGTAATTGAGACTCCGATACCACCTTGATTGTATTGTGTATATGAGTCAAGAACCATTGACTTAGTTGGTCCGATTGAATATTTCCCATCGACTTTCATTCCGATACTGTTTGGAATGAAGTTAGTACAGTTCTGAATATAAGGTGACTGGTCGTTATAAACTGGTTTGTTTGGATTGAAAGCAAAAATTGCCCCAGTATTTGCAGAACCTACAAATGACATTTCGGCAATATAATTTCCAACACCAACATAAAAAAGGTCTCCCTGATTTTGTGGAGTAATGGAGACCTCTCTTAAACTATCCCCAACAATGCTAACCTGATTGGGAATTTGAATAGGATTATTTTCTACATAAGATCCAGCACTAACTCTAATAACAGATCCTGCTGTTGAGATTGCGACTGCTCCTGCGATGGTTGCTTTTGCGTCTCCGAGTTTGAGTCCTGTGTTGGAGTCGTTTCCGTCTTTTGTGACATAAATGACATTAGTTACTGTTGCGCCTGCACCGATACGAATAATGTCTGTGCCGATTCCTGGACGCTCTCTTTTTGCAGTGAGTTCACCATCATAAGTATTATAGGCTAATTCAGCACTTAAGAGTTGGTCTACTGTAGGTCTTTTACCAGGAACAGCAGAGCGTTTAATCCTGATCGGAGTTGACATTTATCGCATTCGGTATTTACCAAAGAAACAGTATGTACTGCCTTTCATTTATTTATTCAAGATACATTATTGCGTCTTGGACGATATTTGAATAAATTAACAGGAGGATCTGGTTTCATCCATTCTTCTATTTTATCAAACCTCTCTTCACTATAAAAATCTTGCTGAACATACCACAATTTCCAGTGCTCATGTCCCTTTGATTGGTTGCATTTTTTACAACAGCAAACAACATTTTTTGTAAAGTCCATTCCACCCTTGGACTGTGGAATGATATGGTCAATTGTAAGGTCTTCTTCTGACCCACAATAAGCACACTGATGATTCCATTGCTCTTTTATGTTATGTCTCCATAATCGTTTCGCTTCTCCTGGACTTGTCGTTCTCAAATGAAACAAGTATTCCTGAGGCGAATGGAGGAGATCCATAAGTTACTGCGACTTATAATTATTTATTGTGAGTTTTAATGACTTCGATTAATTCTTTGAGAGTGATATAAATGTAATGCCACTCATCATAGTAAGTAATATCTTTATCCCTCTGAAGATTTTGTAGAATGTTTTTTAGCACAAGCACTCCTTGCCCAAGCACGACTTAAACTATTTACATGTGAACAAGGTTTATTTTTCTGATCACAGTGAGGGCATACAGAATCAGGTGGATCATTAATATATCCTTCAGGTGTATACACTTTCTTTTTCAGATTTTTTGCTTGTTTTCTTTTTCGATGATTCATACGATCACTGGTTTTTGCTTCCCTTCTGGCAACCAAACTTGCTGTTGCAATTCTATTGGTTGCAGTTGTTCTTTGGCGGCAGGTAATCCAAGTTGTCCAGGAAGTTGCTTATCAGTTGTAGAAGTTACATCAATCACCTGATCAAGAATAAATCTACTACGACTATAAGTTCTATTATGAGGATCAAAAGATACCATCATAAGAGCGTCATTAATATCACCACATTGACAAATTACTTTACCAGTTTTGGTTTCTTTTACAATCCAATACTCGTTCATTGTTAAGTTCCTTTTCTTTATTATAAGACACTTTACCAGGTCTGTAAAGTTGTGGAAAAGTGTCTCGAATAATTTCTGCTAACTTATAGGGAGTTTCTGTAGTAATCATCAGTATTTTTCAAGTGCATACATTCCATTTTTTTCCACAATCGCAGAGCAAGTATCTACAAAATCACCACAACACATATAAGTGATTTTACCAAAGTTACGAATATTTGCAGAATGAATGTGCCCACAAATTACCCCAGCATACTTTTTATCTCTCTGAGCACAATAAGAAGCAATATCAGTTTCATATTGATTGATATAGTTCTTACCACGCACACTATTCTTCAAGAAATACACCAATGAAAAACGGAAGAATCTTTCCAACCACAAACTCAGTGGTGTAATAATTTCATACCCTTTGTTGAAGATAAGTTGCTTCCAAGACCCAGAAGAATACTCAGAATACTTATCTCCATGAACACAAAGGAATTTATTTCCATTTGAGTCTTCATGAATATACTCATCTACCATTTTAAAATTCTTATGTTTGAAATCACAGTACCGACGAATCTGCCCTTCGTGATTTCCAAGAATATAAATGACTTCTGTTCCTTTCTTGACTAGGTTAAGAATTTGATGAACGCACTCAGTATGCTCTTTAGTCCAGCGAGTATTATATTTTTCCATACAGTAGATGTCTATAATATCACCTACTAAAACTAGTTTTTTAGTTTTGAGTTCTTTGAGAAACTTCAGAAACTTTTCTGTATTACATCTAGGTGTGCCTAAATGCACATCAGAAATAAAGACTGTATCGTAAGTCATAATCAGAATCTTTTTGGTGTATATTCCATTCCTTCAAGAAGTTCTTCTAACATTGCTCCGTATTCTTTAAATCTTCTATCTCCCGCAATAAAGCATCTTTGACGCATCCATACTGCATCTGCCAAAAGTTTAATCTGGTCTTCAGAAAGTTCTAGGTTTTTCATTTGATAAAAGCAACCTCTCTATGTATTAGAGATCTTGTGTGATGGATAATATAAACATTAGGATTCCAAAAAGTTGGAAGAGGAGGAGGATGAGGAGCATTTTTTATTGATGCTTTTGTAGGTATTTAACTGCATTAGTTAGTGTGCTGATATTATCTCCAACCATACCAAGCATTCTATTACAGTTACTACAAAGTAATCCACGAACCTTTCCAGTATTATGGTTGTGGTCAACATAGAGATTGTTACTATCCTTTCTACCATTAGTATTTGGATTTAGGCAAATAGCACACACTTCATTTTGTTCTTGAAGAATGTTTTTATATTGCTCCAAACCAAAATCTTCACCATAAGTATACTTTAGCATATAATCCTTCTTATCATCATAAGAAGGTTTTTTATCCTTATAATCTTTACTATAGCACTCTTTACATCTCTTGTGCCCTTTATAATACTCTGAAATGAGTTTTTCTACACCACACTTATTACAGATAATGTGAGTTTTACTTGCCCAGTTTTCAGCATAAGTTTTTTCTTCACATCTCATACACCTTCTACGACCTTCTCTAAAATCGGAGATAGGAAGTTCTTGTGTGCAGGTTCTACAAATCTTCGTGGTTCTCATTATGGTGTTTAATCTTTTAACTATTTATAAAATCTTAAACACCATTATAGTACAAAAAAAGAGACCCGTAAAGGGTCTCTAATTTCATCAACCGATTGTGGGAGCAGTAAGAGCAACTGGTGTTGCTTCAACGGCTGCAAGATCCAAAGGATAGTTATGTGCATTTCTTTCATGCATCACTTCAAAACCAAGATTTGCTCGGTTAAGAACATCAGCCCAAGTGTTAATCACATGACCTTGACTATCAAGTAGTGATTGATTGAAATTAAAACCGTTACTCTGTTTCCTTAAATTTACCATCTTTAAGGAGAGGACTATATCTTCATCCCAGAGGGATGTTGGGCGCTATTGGTGTATTACATCCCACGCTTGGGAAACCACCTAGTCTCTGAACCTTCCACAGAAGCGTCTGTGGCTTGGCTGCTGATTACCCATTTAGGAGGGCTTCCAGCAATTCACCCAAAGTTTACCGTCAAATTGCTAGGACGGGACCCCGACGATTGAGGTTAAAAGCCATCGTAGAAACACCAAGAGCGGTGAACCAGATACCGACAACGGGCCAAGCAGCGAGAAAGAAGTGCAGCGAACGGGAGTTATTAAAGGAAGCGTATTGGAAAATAAGGCGTCCGAAATAACCGTGAGCAGCAACGATGTTATAAGTCTCTTCTTCTTGACCAAACTTGTAACCATAGTTCTGAGACTCGTTCTCAGTGGTTTCACGAACCAGCGAGGAAGTAACCAGAGAACCGTGCATTGCACTGAACAGTGAACCACCGAAGACACCCGCTACGCCCATCATATGAAATGGGTGCATAAGGATGTTGTGTTCTGCTTGGAAAACCAACCTATTAAGCAGAACGAGGAACCTATGTTTCCATAGGGATTGGACTATATCATCAACCTTTTACTTTTTCCCATCTGATTTTTGCCGCTTTAACTTGTTGCTCTCGTCTTGTTTCAGAAAGAACTTTTCGTCTTTCTGTAATAGTTTCAAGGCATTCAGTTATTCTTTCACTTCTTCTACTACCCATATGAGGAAGTATTTGTAAAAGAACTTTTTCTACATCATCTTTTCTACTTAAACTAATAGAATAGATAGTCTTTTTTTCAGTAGTTTTTGCTTTACAGTTAATAGGAACATTTAGAAGTTTTGATGCCTTTTCTACAACATCCTTATCAGTCATTGATAGTCTAATAAGAACTTGTGTTGGATGATTAGGTTTTGGTTTAGTTATTTGAAAATAACCTTCACCTTCTAAAAGTCCCGCTAACCAAGCGGCGTCAATATCAGTCATTTGTTTATCCCCATTTACCTTATACTATTTATACAACTTATGAGTTATATATGGAAGGGTTGGATAAACATTATATCATAAAAGGTTGTCGGGCGCTAGTGTCGTATTACATTCCACGCTTGGAAAACCGACTAGTCTCTGAACCTTACACAGAAGTATCGTCTGTGTCTTGGATGCTGATTGCCGTATCCATAAAGGACTTAGGTTTCCAGCAGTTCACCCGATTTATACTACACATTGGTTTAGTTTATGTAGTTAAAAGTTCCGCTAATACCCAAAGGCATTCCGTCACTAAAACTTCCTTGACCGAAAGGATACACAAGGAATACAGCAGTAGCAGCAGCAACAGGTGCAGAGTATGCTACGCAAATCCAGGGACGCATACCAAGACGGTAAGAAAGTTCCCATTCACGACCCATGTAGCAGAAGACGCCGATGAGGAAGTGAAATACTACAAGTTGATAAGGTCCACCATTGTAGAGCCATTCATCAAGACTTGCTGCATCCCAAATATTGTATAAATGCAGACCGATAGCATTTGAACTTGGAACAACAGCACCAGAGATGATGTTGTTTCCATACATGAGTGAACCAGCAACGGGTTCACGAATACCATCAATGTCCACTGGGGGAGCACCGATGAATGCGATGATGAAGCAAGTCGTAGCAGCAAGCAGACAAGGAATCATCAGAACACCGAACCACCCCACATAAAGTCGGTTGTCGGTAGAAGTAACCCACTGGCAAAAAGATTCCCATGGGTTAGTAGAATTGCGTTGTGCAATAGAAGCAGTCATTTTCGTTAAAGGGTAAGTAGTGCTCAGGGGGAACTGAACGAATACATTATATCCCACACCACCCTCCAGTGTGGGTATGAGAGACGTAATTTATACTCCCCATAGGTCTCGGTTAGTGGGAGTGGACAATGTAACGAATTATGAGGAATCCGTAACATTTGTTTACCTATTTATCATACTACGGTCTTGCGCGATCTGTCAAGCCCTGTACTCGTCCAATTTATCCAAGACTTTGTTGAGATAGTGATGTGCCAACCATTTTGGATCATATCCAGATTTATTCATCCACTCTTTATCCAAATCTCTTTTAATTTTGAGGATCTCACATTTTATGATGTCCTTTGTCAATTGTCCTCTTGGCATATACAAAAAAAAACTCTGCCCCTTATTTAGAGCAGAGTTTATTATTATGTAGAATTATTTCACCAAACACCGGGAATAATTTGGCCTGTAGTGAGGTAAGAACCAGCGGCAGCAACAAATCCAATCATTGCGAACCAACCATTAATGCGCTCACTGCGCTCGTTAAAAAGATTTTTCATTGTTTTCTCCTTGATAAGGGTGTTGTTGTTTAAGTTCAGGATTTGGTTGTGAAGGAACGACAGGATTCCTTGACTTGTTTTTAATTACGATGAAAGCATCGTTTTGGTAGGATACAGTTCCAAAAGGTTTTGCCCACTTTGGATTTGCAGTTGGACTAGTAGCAGTTCCTGTGACTGCTACACCACCAATTTCTACAGAGATTTCATCACTAGCATCCCACCCAAGTGTTTCAAGGGCAATTGCAAACTGCCCTAGCATTCCAGCAGTGCTCACAGATTTTCTTCCTGCTCGGTAAGGATCACACAGTCGCTGGTGGGATATGCTACACAAGTTAGGACCCATCCCTCAGCAGTTTGATCATCATCAAGGAACGACTGATCCTCATTATCTACAGTACCACTGATCAGTTTGCCCGCGCAAGCAGAGCAAGCACCAGCACGACAACTGGAAGGTAGATCAACACCTGCCTCCTCTGCTGCTTCAAGAATATATTGATCAGAAGCACATTGAATAGTGGTTTCGGTGCCGTCAGGGGATTGAAGTGTAATGTTAAATGCCATTGTGTTAAGACTCAATAAGTTTCAGAGAGTTGATCTACAGCATAACCCAAAATCACGAAAAAAGCAACCGTCGTGATTGTCCAGAGTGCTTCAGTCATCAGAAGATGCCGAAGAAGAAGTTACCAGTGCTAACATAAGAAATGATGCCAGCAACAAAACCGACCATTGCCCAGCGGCCATTAGTACGCTCCCTGACTTGATTAGGTGTCAACATCCCATAATTTTCATAGTACATCACAGGTTCTTTGGCAAACATATTTTGTTGCCCAAATTCATTAGTAGTTACAGTCATTGTAGTTTTGTGAAGAACTGTTACAGAATTATATAGCAAAAAGAAAGGGGTGTCAAGCACCCCTTTGTGTGAATATGAAAACATTGATAAGTATAAATGCTTACTGTTGAGATTGAGATGTCTCAGTAACTCTCCCAAGATAAGGATCATAATTCATCAAATCACCAATGTTCATATCACATCCTTGCTTTTGCCAGAATTCAAGTAAACCATCATGACTTGCACGATGAAAAACATCAATGTGTTCTGGATGAATAGAGGAACCTAAAGCAATACGATAAAGAAAAAGAGGAATTGAAAAAGTATTACCTGAATTATAAATTAAATCATCAGCAACAGGTCTTGGTTTTACACCTTGGTCCAGTTTATATTTACTATCACGAACATGAAACTTCAGTAGTTTCTCAGCATGATGGCGAGTAATCATATAGCAAGCAGTTGAAAAATCATTCACAAATCTTTTATGTAGTTTTACATGTAGATTACCTGTACAAATGATTGCTAACTGAATTACATCCCAATCATAAGGAACTTTAGAAGCAAAATCTACCCAAGTAAAATTCCAGAATCTTACAATTTGAAGATCTACATCATCCTCCATGATGATTGCATAAGGAGAATCAGAAGTCTCGTACCAATGTTTGATTGCTTTTAAGTGAGAAGTAGTACATCCAATCTCACCAGAAGTCATGTTTTCTGGATAACGACCTTTAATAATATCGCTAAGATCATCATCTCTACCATCAAACGCAGAGATCCGTTCGTAATTCTCAATCTCCCAATATTTAAACTGGTCTTCCATATATTGTTTTCTTTCTGGTTGCCCATCTAGATTAAGATAATAAATTGGACCAATATTTTTAAGTTTATAAGCAGATTTATTTCTGTCCATTATAGTTTACTCCATCTTTCTGGAATTAAATCTTCTGTATTTTTATCTTGATTTCCTTCACCAAACCATTTGATAGGTGCAATTACACTATCAGAATTGGATAACCAAGCACCCCACCAAGAAAATGAAGAATTTGCAATGATATGATATTTACACAGAGTCATCAAGCACATATCGACATAGTGGTCTCCAGATTCAGAAATCATGAAGCGTTCGTCAGAGAATAATTCCTGCGCTTTACACCACTCTACATCATCAGTAAAGATAATCACAGGGAGATTTGAATCAAACTTTTGAAGTGCTTCAGTATAATATTCCAATCCAAGAGTAGTATGATTTGGATTCTGCAGATAATCTGTGCGACGAATATGAAGACTGATTGCTTCACCAACCGACTCTATCATTTCTTTACAAGGATCTAGAATCTCATTCTTAAAAGAGAAATCTTCTCTGATTTCATCTTCAATATGCTTAAAGTATTTTTCAGATTGAAAGAATCCAGCAAGAGTAATTTCATCTGGACACATATTAAAAAGAGTCTCATCAAAATGAAACTGCTTCTCTTCCGCTACAGGTGCGTATCCCCTATCAAGAAGTTTAATATTATGAGGAAGCACATATGTCATTTTAAATGGATAGAATAATTCTATCTTCAAATCAAACCCATAAGGATCTTTCAATACTTCCTGATGATTGGGAATACAAAAATCATATCCACGATTTCGAGCAATGCCTCTCAATGAGGCATATTGAAACATTTGGTTTCCCAAGCGCCCCAACTTTCCAAGATAATTAAACGCTAGCATTCAGTTGACTCCTCCTCTCCTCAACATAATTCTGTCCCTCATAATATCCTATTATAGCATCTTTATCCCAAGTGCGAATAGTTTGCCAAATATTCATATTTTCCTGCCACTTTGGATTATGATAATGAGAATTGAAAGATCTATAATGATTCAAATGGTAGCATACATCATTCACTCTACCAACTTTTGCACCTAGAACTTGAATTCGATAAAGAAATTCACAATCTTCCGGACCCCAGGCCAAAAAGTTTTCATTCCACATATAGCAATCAATTTCAGTTTGTCTACGAATCATTTGCCCAAGCCCCATAACTGAAGGGGAAATGTTACATCCAGGTTCAATCACTTTAAAATCAAATCCAGATTTGATAAACTTCTGAAATGCTTCAACTGGGTAGTCAACAAGATATTGGTATACACCAACACCATAACAATAAACAGCATCAAACTGCCCACTACTAATCATATCATATGCCTTTTTATAACTAGCAATCGGCAATAAGTGATCAATATCATAATTATAAACAATATCAGTATCTGCTGCCATTACCAAATCATTTAAGATTCTAGTTTTATGGAAGAATGATTCTTCAGATTGTTCAAAAATGTGTCTTACATTTTCTGGAAAATATCCAAAAATATTTTTAATAATTGGAACTACTCTTTGCTGAAATATGGATTGCTTATCGTTTTCCTTAATAATAATTGGACAATCTGGAAAATTATGATGAATATATGAAATTACTGTTATAATATTTTTTAATCGATCATCACTTTCAATTCTACAAGGCATCAAAAAAGTTAGATTATTCATATTCAATCTCCATCCAATCGTCAGGTAATAAATCATTCATATTATAATAATCATAAAATTTACCGAACCATGGTTTTGGTGCAACAATTGGTTGTTTTTTATTTTCCATTAACCAAGCGCCCCACCAACTCATAGTACTATTGGCAAGAATACCACCTTCACAAAGAGTCATCATACAAAGATCAAAATATGGAATTTTTGATTTTTGTTTTCCAAACAAAGTATCCGCAACTTGTGGATATGTTTCAGAATATTCTGACAACATAAACCTATCACCCTGAAAAAATTCCTGTTCTTTACACCAATCAATAGAATCAGAAAATACCAAAACTTCAGAATCTTCTGGAAACAACTTTAATGCTTTTTCATAATATTCAATCGGGATTAGTGGATGTGCGTCAGTATGTGCAGCATAATCTCCCCTACGAACATGAAGAAAAATAGGATGTTTAAATTGACTTATAATTTCTTTACAAGGTTCTAAAATGCTATTTTTAAATGTATAATCTTTACGAATAGTATCTTCAATGTTCAAAAAATATTTTTGCGTTGTAAAATGATCATGCAGATTTATATTATCTGGACAATCATTAAATAAATCTTCGGAAAAATGAAATACTCCAGTTTGAATACTTTGAGCGTTCAAAAATCCAAAATTATTTTTCTCCACTGTTGACATCTCAAAACAGTCAAAAAGTCCATAATTAGAGTCACCATAATTTTCTGGAGGAGGAATAACCCAATCAAACCCACGATTTGCGGCAATACCACGAAGTCCAGCATACTGAAACATTTGATTTCCAAGACGCCCGTTTGATCCTAGGCGATTATAACTGATAGTCATTATTTTCTCCTGATATAAAGAGCATCACCCCATATACCACCAGACCAATCAGTTTCAACTCTTTCCATATTGTAATTGGCAAGATATTCATCTAATTCTTCAATGTATGCATTATTTTCATAAACTTCATCACGATTTACTTCACAGTAAACATAATCAATATTTTTTAAAGTTTCTGCACCACCTTTAAGAACTTCAAGTTCATATCCTTGAACATCCATATTAATAAAATTATGTCCGATAGTTTCATCAGAAAAACTATCAAGTTTTTTCATTTCAACTTCTTCAGTTCCATTAAAATGAACTGTTGGATGATTTTGAAGATGCTTTTTTGGTTTTAAAATTGAACTACTCATTTGATCATTATCACTCAAATACATAGTTACCAATTTTTCATCATTGCCAAGAGCAACTTGATGTCCAAAAATATTTGCATTAGCATCTGCTAATTTTTGTTCAAGAATTGAAAAGTTAGTACTTAATGGTTCAAACAAAATAATATTTTGAATTCCACAATCAATATAGTCGTATACTTCTTGACCTCTGTGCGCTCCGATATGAATAATTCCTGTGATATTCATATCATATTTTGTTTTAATATTTTTAAAACTAAGTAACATAATTATTTTAAGTAAGTGTTGTAAATGTAATCTTCGTTGATTAGAAAATCTTTGACTCTCTCTAAATTTTCCTTTACTGCATCCAGTTTATCATAATAAAGGTCTGGAGTCAATTGAGAAACATCAAAATCATCAGTAAGTGTAATAATTCCTTCGGGATTAAAAAACTTTCCAATATCAGGAGACCCATAGTAGATTGGTATGGTTCCTGTAGAAAAACAGTCTTGAATCTTTTCAGTAAAGTAAGATTCGTAGGAAGCATTTTCAATTGCAACTGAAAACATATAATCTACTAGACCTTCTTCCTTGGTTTGAATCTCATTAAATCCTCTTCCATAAAAATCAACTTTTCCCTGAAGTCTTTGAGCCCAGGATAAGCGATATTGATGGCCCTCACACATTACCTTATTAGAGCAAATCATAGAAATTAATTTACTTTTATCATAAAGTTTTGCTTCAGGAATCCAACTACCATATAGAGGTGCAAACTTAAACTTTGGATGAAGTTTAACTAATTCTTGATTGTGAGTAAAGATAGCATCATAAACACGGGTATAGTGAAGATAATTTCTCTTTACATCTTCAATAACATCTGAACAAATATTTTCGGATTCCAATAACCAAGCATACTTCTTTTTACTACAATTATCATCAAAAGCAAGTCCAATATGACGATCTATATAAAAAGTTTCCTCTGCACCAGAATCAACCCATTCTATAAATTTTGATTCTTGCTTATAAATGGAAGATGCTTTGTTTCCATTATCATAATGGTTAAATCCACCACCAACTAAGTTATACTGTTTTTTCTCAGTCATATATAATAAAGAATTGATGTGAATATGAAAGTTATATCTTTTTCTTTATGGGGTGATAACCCAAAATACACTATAGGAGCAATTAAAAACTCTCTTCTTAAGAATAAGTTTTACCCAGAATGGGAAATGAGAGTTTATCATGATGACTCAGTGCCTTCTTATATATTAGAAGAATTGAAAGGTAATAATGTGAAACTCGTAGAAAGAGATAATCAAAATCATTCTAACGCAATGTGGCGATTTAGTCCAGCATCTGAAGAAGGTATTGAATGTTTCATCTCAAGAGATTGCGATTCTCGTTTATTTGAGCGTGATGTTACTGCTGTAAATGAATGGTTAGAATCAGATAAACAGTTTCATATCATTAGAGACCA